ATGTTAGAAAGAACAGCTTTTAGACCAGTAGTTGCTTGTTTAGTTTGGATACCACCAGCAGTTACTGTTGCCATTGATGCAGCATAATCTGCCATTCCTAAACCAGCAGCATCTACAGTAGGAGCTAGGAAACCAAAAGTCTGACCTAATTCTTCTACAGTAGTCTTACCATATTTAACTGCTAAGAATAATTTGTCTGTTATACTTGTAGCATTTTCTCCATTATCTGCAAAGATGTTAAGACCAGAAGTAACAATGTCGATTGCTCCATTCAAGTCTGTGTTACCTGCTTTAGCTAATTTAGTTGCTGCAGTTAGTCTGTTAAGGGCTTGTTCTCCTTCTTCAGCACCAGCAGATATGACATCATAGTAACCTTTAGTTGCTTCTGCACCAGTTACACCAAACTGTTTTCTAAGACCGTTAAGCTGATCTCTTACTTTAGCTAGATCTTTTACACCTAGTGTTCCTATTTGAGTTAGACCATCTTCAAATTTTTTAAAATCAGAGACACCTTTACCAACAAGACCTGTTATTGCTAAACCGAATCCTGCAATTGCTGCTCTGTTTTGTTTTATTTTCTGATTTATTCTGTCAAAAGACTTAGAGACCTTTTGTCCCATGCTTTGGAATTTGCTCTGAGTCTTTTGTACTTGGGAGTCTACTTTCCTAAGATTTTGGTTAACAGTAGCTAACTTTCTGTCAAGTTGCCCAGTTACAGCCTTTAATTCAATGCTTGTTTGAAAATCAGCCATAAGTTCTCCTATTATGTAATGTAATACAGTGGAGACTTCTTATTTTTATACTTGTCTTAACTGTTTTAAAAGTGAGGATTAACACTTCTCAGTGGTTCACCTTCTTCTGAATATATTCCAGCATCTATCAATTCTTTTCTAAGATGTTCAGGAGTTTTATCCCAATCTACAGCGTACTTGCCGTGTTTCTTCTTATTGTTATAATCTAGTTGTGGATAGATGTCTGTTACTGATAGCTTCTTGGGTTTTCCACCCATAGCTCCAGTTATGTAATTTGCGATTGTTATAATTTGGTTGGCAGATCTTGTATACTCTGCCTCTTGACCAATACCGTACAAGTAGAAATACTTTCTGTAGAGTGAGTATTCTCTTGCAGGTAAATAATCTTTCATTGAAGATATAGACATACCAAGTTGCAATGAGAGAGCACAATCAAATCTCTCTTCTGCAGTTAGTCGTATGTCATCTTCTACTTTCCCTCTTCTTCACCACCTAAGTCAGACAACTCGATTACAGCTGTAGATACTTTTACAAGATCTGAGGGAGCCATATCTAATATTCTCTTTTTGTCTGAATTATCAAACATGTGTTTACCATCTTCAGTGATTACACCGTTTAGAACAACTATTGCTGCCATTTCCAATTCTGAACCTTCTGCTTTTCTCATGGACTCCATGGCATTAGCTGTAAGTTCTTGGATATGAATCTCACCACCCCAATTAGGAACATCAACAGTAGATTTCTTTAGTGAGTAATTGTTGAAAATATCATTTTTATTCATCTTGTTCTCCTATATGTATGAATATGTTTGTGGTATTTATTCTTGAGGTTCTTCCTCATCTTCGATGATGAACTCTAATACTTCTTCTGCAGTCATTTCATCATCTGCTTTTAATTCTTGTTTTGGAGTGTCTTCGCAGAAACATAGAACACATACTGATCCGTCTAGGTTATTCTTCACGATACACTTTTCTGAATGACCACTTAGATCATCTGTGTTATCAATTCTAATCATAACATTCTCCTAATTTTTAAATAAACCCCAGTCCGAAGACTGAGGTCTATAATGTTTGCTTCTATTAAGCTGCAGTACCTGCAATGAAGTTCAAAGCACCGTCAACTACGAAAGTTGCGTTTGCTTTAGCTACATCATCAAATGCAGTATCGATACCGAAAGAAGATACGAAACCTTTGAAAGTTGCGTACTCAATACCTTCGTTACCAGAACCTGCTGCACCTGTTGAAGTGTCGATCCATTTAACAGTAACGTAAACTTGTGTTCCGTCTTCAGCTGCATTTCTAAGAGCAAGGTGACCAG